TAATACTTTCAAAATACTTCTGCATGATCCTCTGATCTTCTACTATCAGTATCCGTACCATAAACTCCCATCCTTTCTGCCAGCGGCATTTTTAACACCAGACAAAACTCCGGTGAAAAAGAAACCTGCATAATACATTTCTCTGACTCCGCTGCTTTTCTCAGTGCTGACAGACCACCACCTTCTTCTGCATTTTTTTCAGGTGCATCTCCATCATTCGTTATCCGGATGCTATATTCATTTACACCTTTGTCTATCTTCACCAGAACCGTACTGCCATGGGCGTGTCTGGCACAATTTGTCACACATTCACGGATCGCTCTATCTGTCAGCAGCCTGTAGGAGGGATACTGAGGTAAATTTCCGCTGATCTGAACATAAATTCCAAGCTCTTCTGCATGCCTGATCGTATCCGCGCATAATTCTTCCATATTCTCAACAGAAGAATCTGTAAGAATATAGACCAGATGCTTTAATGCAGATAACTGTTTATCCATTTTATCCTGAGTTTCTTTTCTTTCCAATATCCTGCGTATTGACAGAAGGCTTCGGCCAAAATTGTCATGAACCTGCATTTTCATGGCAAGTGTCTCCTGCTCTCTTATTTTATCTCCGATTTTTTCATACATTTCCTCCAGCTTATGATTCAGGATTTCCAGCTTTTCATTATTTGCTCTGATCTTTTCACCATTGTAATAAATTTCTGATACATTAACTGCCACTGTCTGCAGATATCCTGCACAATCCGGCTCCTGCAGACGATATTCCTGAAACATCCAGACGGAAGCATCCGGAAAATAAAATACATTACTGTCGCTGCTTAATCTGCGAAGTCCCTTTGCTTCGGATACTCCATCTATTACTTTCCGCAATACCTCATAATCCTGCAGATAGGAGCCTGTCATTATCCTGCTCAGTTCCTGCATCTTGGTATTGCACAAAACGATTCTTCCAAGAGGATCCGAAAAACACACCCCGCAGGGAACATCATCAACAGCTTCATTCACGGACCAGTAAGACAAAGAATGTTGATATCTGCGTCTCTCTCTACAGATTGCCCGGCAAAGATAAAGCAACAATACCACCATCGCTGCCATCAAAACACTGACCGGACACCCCCGGAGCATTAGCTGATATGCACTTTCATCCTGGCAATATCTGTGATCATTCATCAGAAAGCCCATAAGCATAAAAGAAACTGCAAAAACAGTCACTGCTGTTATAATTTTCTTTTTCCCGTAAAAACAGGTTATCCTGATCAACAGAAGGATCAATTCCAGAATCAGGCAGATTTCAAGAAGGATCATCAGAAAATCCTGCATTGCCATACTGCATTCCGCAAAATCAGTCATCTTCCGCCTCTCTTTCTGAATACGATACATCCGATAAACCATTCGTTTTCATCTTCCTGCTGCACATCTAATTCCGGTCTTTCTGACATTAATCCCCGCAGATCTTCTTCTGCTACAATATGAACTGAAATACGCAGAGCATCATCGATCTGCGACACACGATAAAAAACAGACTGCATTGTATCAAATAATCGTTCCACAAGCCATTCAAAGGTATCATAGCATTTCAGTATATCATCTGCATTCAGCTGTACTTCCCCATTTTCGACATAATAAGCCGCCCGGATCTTGCATAATTTTAAGCTGTCACAGGATTCCGCAAGACTCTGTCTGAGATCCTCCATTGTAAGCAGATTTCCGTCTGATGCATATTGTGTCAATACCAGATTTTTTCTTCTCTTTAAATATGTACCAACAGCCACGATCTTTCCCAGGATCCGGTCATAGTGTTCCCTTGACTCCGTTCTTTCCAGCTCATCCATCAGCTGTGACAGCAATTCCAGCTGCCCAGCTGTCTGATTCTGTATCATGTTCAGCAGCCGGTTCTGTTCTTCTGTTTTTCTCCGCTCAGCTTCTTTCTGATAGGTTTTCTGCAGCAGACGATTTCTGGCAGTCAGCTCCTCCTGCTGTTCCCGGATATCCTGATACTGATCCAGAAGCACCGAAATATCTTCTGACCAGAACAAATGTCCTCCTCTTATAGGAATATGGTTGATCCGGATTCCCTGTTCCTGTACAGCTGATCTGTTTATTACAATTTTACGCAGTTCCGGTGACAGCTCAGGAAAATCACCGGAATGATAATAACGCTGAAAGGAATCATCCGTAATCTCTGCATCCAGTCCTCCGGAGGTCTGGAATAATTCAAAATATCGATTGTTCGTCTGTATCAGGCCGCATAATATACATCCCTGGTAAATTGCCGCCATCAAAAGGCAGCATACCGCTGTCATATCTCCGGCAATTGTTTTGATCAGAGGCAGACGGAGTAAATTCCCGATATTCCATCCCAGAAGCAATATTCCCGGAATAACCGGCAGCCAAAATTGCTTTCTTCCCGGAATCCTGCTTTTTCTGATCAGCATGATTTCCATCCATATCAGGCAAAATATGATCCATCCCTGGATTACTATAAAAAGAATACCATAGCTGTAATCTCTATCCGAAAGCGGCGGCCGCCCGGAAAACCGAAACACCAGTTGATGCAGATCATTTGTAAAAACACTGATGATCAAAACCACCGCAAAAGCAAGCAAGGCAATAATTTTTCTGACTGTTTTCTCTCCATCCTTTTCCCCTAGAAACATCGCTGCTGCCAGTCCAAGGACCGGGATCAGGATCATCGGGATATAATACAGATACCAGCAGATATGTTCTCCAAGCGGATCATGAAAAATATGAAATTTTACTGTCCGTACAAAAAACCAGAAGACCATCAGACAGCCAATTGCAGTCAGACATCTGCGCGTTTTTCTATGCACTACATGCTTTTCCAGATAAATCACCCAGGCACAATACATTCCCAGATAAATACAGTTACGACACTGATCTGCGAGATTTCTCATAAAAACATTTTCCGGTCTTCCCAGCCTGCAGAAATACGCCAGAAATACACTTATCAGGATTCCTCCATACGACAGTGCCCTTTTTTTATTGTATGTCATGAAAATTCCTCTCTCATTAATACACCTCTGTGATAAGTATACTATAAAGCTCTATTTTATTATATAGTTTTCAGAGAAATCATCCATTCTCAACCCCTGTTATCACAAACAGAGTGAACAATTCCGTCCACTCTGTCTATCATCACTCAAAATGGTCTTGGCTGGCCACAGTATTCGCAGAACCTTCCGGTATTCTCTGCACCGCACTGACATTTCCACAAACCGCCGGGCTGCTGCATTCCCGACTGCTGCATTCCGTTATTCATATTCATTCCCGACTGCTGCATTCCACTATTCATGTTCATTCCGGGCTGCTGCATTCCATTGTTTATATGCATTCCAGGCTGCTGCATTCCGTTGTTCATATTCATCCCGGACTGCTGCATTCCATTGTTCATGTTCATTCCGGACTGCTGCATTCCAGCCGCATTTGGTGTCAAAGCGGCTATGATCTGATGACCTGTCTGCTCCACTTCCATCAATTCGCCTCTGTTATCGCTGCTTATGGAAAAAGTATTCAGACGAAAATCCATATCATCAAACCATGGAGTTTTTACTTTAATACGCATAGTATAATCAAATTCATACTTATATACCGGTGGCTGATAGCTTACGGTTTCTCCATCCTTTGTTGTATATGTTTCCTCGTTCTGCTGTCGCTCTACATCAACTCTGCACTGCACAACAGCGGATAAAGGAACTATGTCCGGATTTTCATTGACATCCAGCTTCCGTGCAACAGTAAAATTCCCCTTATTATCATCAATAAAAACATTATAATTTCTGGTATTGATCTGACGGGTTATACAAAAATCCATTACGGCTTTTTTGTTTTTTTCACGATATTCCAGTTGACGTTTGATATCCTCTACCGTACTGTGCCGCCGGTCTTCAAACCATGGTGATAATTTTTTTGCACAATCCTTACACAGATTTCCGTCATCCAGTTTTCTGTTTCCCAATAAACCTATTTTCTCTCCGCAGATATCACAGATCTTCTTATCAAATAAACCCATACCCTATCCTCCTTCTTTTTATAGTTGTGTTTTGTTTATCTACATTATGCGTGAATGCTTCAATATTTGCACTAGCACCTCTGACAGTAACTGAACTCATCTCCACATCAATGGCAGGATTGTATCTGAAACAACAAAAATTATAATTCAAAAGCAATATCTTTATGCGCATATGTCCCACCATATTTTCCACGCTTTACACATAATCCTATAGCATTTGTTTTATTAATCCATTCCGAAATACTTGGTGTAAAAGTCAATAATCCGACCTGCTTTTTAAAGTGTTCAGATTCGAACACTTTAAATTGAGGATTATATATTTGCTCCCATACTGACAAATACTCTAATGTACCACGGTTTCTCAACCAATTTCGTACTACATCTGCCGCTCTGGCTGAATCCGATTTTGCCTTTGCAATGTCCGTAATACAAATATAATCATCCAGTTCTTGTTTTGAAATTGAAATTGCTACATCTTGTACATTAATTATCCTATTCTTCATTCACTTCTTCCTTTCCTGCAAATTTTTCCATTTTTATCCTATATGCTAATAATCTAAAAACATAATCTGGCATTTTTCTTGTTCCTCTTTCCCATTCCGTTACAGTTCTGTAAGGAATTCCGAAATACTCACAGAATTCTTTTCTGTTCATTCCAGTACTTTCGCGTAATTCTTTTATTTCATCTTTTATTTCCATATTAATCCCGTCTCCCAATATACACATTGTGTATATATCATAACATATTTTCCTATAAGTACAATATTTTAATCTGGCAGGCTCCTTTCCAAACAGAGTCTCCCCGAGGATGTCAAGTCATTGCTACAAACTTTTTTGCCACTTTTTCCTCGATTTTTCCCATAAAACCGTTGTTTTGGAACAGAGGACGTTATATTGTTGTCACAAAATCAGCAGGGAGGATGTAACGTCATTGCTACAAGTTCAGTAGTAGTGGACGTTACATTATTGCTACAAATCAAGCCAGTGATTTCCATTCCACCTCCACTCTCCCATCATCATACACATATATCCCCTGCACATATTCTTCCAGCATCTCTCGTGTCAGCTTTTCATAGCCTAAATACATCAACATCTGCTCCACCGGAACATTCTTTTTCATCAGGATTTCTTTCTCACCGTTTATCAGTTCTTCCAACTCCTGTATACGTTTCTGCAATCGTTCTCTTTCTTCTTCCAACTGCTTCTTGGCTTCCATGAACTGTTTCTGGTTCATCTGTCCCTCGTGATACTTCTCATAGTTCTGACGGTTCTGAAGCTTTATCTGCTCCTGACGTTTTTCACAGTCCGTACTTTCCAGCTCATAGGCTTCTATGCTGTCCGTATGCTGTTTTCTCATAGATTGCTGCATCTGTTCCTGGCTGATATTCTGACGTAAATATGCCTTAATTTCTGCCAGCACGATATGCTCTAGCATTTTGTTATCAGCTTTTCCGGCAAAGCATCCTGTATCTTCTTTTCCTTTACTGTAAGCACAGCTATAAAGGATATGACCATGAACCGGACTGCTTGAAGTCAGGCTTCTGCGACAATTTCCGCATTTCACATAGCCACCTAACAATGTTGTTTCCCTGTCGAATTTGCTTTTCTTGGTGTATCTGATCTGCAAGGACTGTGCTTTTTCAAAAATTTCTTTTGATACGATCGGCTCGTGATGATTTTCCATCACTTTCCACTGATTTCTCGGTACCGGTACTTCTTTCCCTGTTCCGGGATCTGGAATTTTTGTCTTTCCATAGACCATACAGCCTATATAAGTTTTATCATCCACAATCTTCCGTATCATATCACTCGTCCACTGCAGTCCTCTTGATGCAGCTTTCTTGCTGTCTGATTTCTGTCGTCTGCTCATGGACTGCAAGGGAGTCAGTACCCCCTCTTCATTAAATAACCGACAAATCTCCATCTTGGAATACCGCTGATTTGTCAGTTCAAATACTCTGCGAATCACTTCTGCTTCGTCCTCTACAATCACCAGTTCTTTCTTATTTTCAGGATTGATTCGATACCCATAAGGTGCAGATCCACAGCAATACTCACCTTTTCCTCGTCTGGTACTGACTGCCGATTTTACCTTTACAGACTGGTCTTTCACATAAAAATCTGCGATCAGTCCTTTAAACTGTACTTCGATGTCGGAACTCTTTCCTATATAATCTTTAGAATCATATCGGTCTGAGATAGAAATAAATCGTACTCCCAGGAATGGAAAAATCTGTTCCAGATAAGTTCCCATCTCAATATAGTTTCTGGCAAAACGTGAAAAATCTTTTACCACAATACACTGCACTTTATTCTCCCTAGCAAGTTCCAGAACCTGCTTAATTGCCGGACGCTCCATACTGGAACCAGAATATCCATCGTCGTAGAACTCCTGAAATGGCATAGAAGCCAGTTCCGGGATATTGGAAATATAATCTTTTACCAGTTTTCTCTGATTGATAATGCTGTTACTTTCTCCCTCTGAATCATCTTCCATGGAAAGACGGTAATATCCAATAATCAGTTTCTGATCACTCATGTTCTACCGCCCCCTTAAACCCGAAGTTGATTTCCAGTCTGCCATCACCATACAGATACATACTTTCAATCAAGCCCTCCGCAAGTTCCGCATTGATTCTGGTTGTCCCATCCAGTTCCAACAGACTTCGTAAAAATCTGGCTTCTTTTTTCTGTTGTTTTTCCAGCTTTCGTATGGTCTGCTCCAGAGACTTCTTTCTCTCTTCACAAAACTCTTTCCAGTTATTACGGTCATCTTTCATTTCTATATAGGCTTCTTTGGAAAATTCACCCTCTTTATATTTCATAAATGCCTGTGCCAGTTTTTCTGAACGTCTTTCCATATCTGCATCCAATTTTCTGATCTCAGTTTGAATCTCATTGATTTTGGAAAGAAATACCGCACTGCTTATAGCAGACATATCCTTTTTCCGCAATCCAGATAACTGAAACTGTCTGGTTAGCTCCGAACGGACAATTTTCTGCAGCTTCTCTTCGGAAATAGATTTGTGACTACATTTTCTTTCATCCCGATACCAGGCAGCATTGCAAAAGTAATACACATTGCCTCTGTATCTACGTGTACACATTTTCCGCTTACAATCACCACAATAGAATACATTGTAAAATGCTCTTTCATCATCTTCCCACCCTGCAGTAGTTTTTGTTGCTTTCTGTTGTGCTGCTTTTAGCCTGACCTGTGCTTTTTCAAACAATTCTCTGCTAATAATTGGCTCATGGGCATTTGGCGTAATAATCCACTGGCTCTCGTCCAATATGTCACACCATTTTTCACCTCTTTGAAATCTGGATTCATATTTTCTCTGAACCAGATCGCCATAATAATTATTCCGGTTCAGCACTGCACGTATCGAAGAATTTCCCCACTGATGAAGGTTCTCTCCGTCCTGACAGTACACATGATGATATTGGTTATAATCTGAAATCCGATGTACCCTATCCTCAAACAGCCTGTCAATAATGCTCTGTACGCCATCTCCCGAAGCATATTCTTCAAAAATCCTGCGGACAATCTTTGCAGCTTCCGGTTCCACCATCAACTTATAAATTCCATTTATCTTTTCCACACAATATCCATATGGAGCTGTAGATCCCACATACTCACCATTTTTCTGTGCAATACGTTTCGCTGCCCGTTCTTTTGCGGAAATGTCTTTCGCATAAGCATCATTCACCAGATTCTTGATATTCATGGATAATTCCTGATTCTTGGCATCCGGTGCAAATGAATCATAGTTGTCACATACAGAAATAAACCGCACTTTCATAAAAGGAAGAATCTTTTCCAGATAGTTGCCAGTTTCGATATAATTTCTTCCAAATCGTGAGAAATCCTTTACCAGAATACAGTTTATTTTACCTTCCCTGACATCATTCATCATCCGTTCAAATCCCGGTCTGTCAAAATTTGTTCCGGTTTTTCCCAGATCAGAATAAATGTTATATACAGCAATTTCATACTCTCTGTTCGGATTTTCATTGTGCTTCTGAATGAACTCTTTTATCAGCGTAACCTGTGTTTCAATAGGTTCTGACTTTTTTTCATCACTGTCTACGGATAATCTGACATAAATTGCAGCCATACATACCGGAATCCCAAGAACTTTCTTCTCTGTGTTTTTCTTATATCTTTTTGCTGTCCTTGCCATTTATCCCACCTCTTTCCTGCACTCTGTCCGGTGTTCCGCATAAAACCGTCTTATGACTTTCATTTTCTCAATCATATCCTGATAACGGATATGAATTTTGATCTGTTTGTTTTCATAAATATAGATTTTATCTACAGTCAGTGCCAGCAATGTGCGATCCAGTTCTTTGATTTCCAGTGATTTCTTCCAGTCCTCCAACTGAACGGTTGCAGACACTCCACCCTCAAACATTTGCTTTACCAGTTTTTTCTGGTTTTCAATCATCTGCTCCAGTTCTTCACATTTTCTTCCGTAACTTTCCCGAAAATCATCGAACTCCTCTTTGCTGATCAATCCCTCTTTCAAGTCATCACCCAAAGATGCTTTCAGGCTGTAATAACGGTTATATTCTTCCTGCAACTTACTAATCTGCGTATCATAACCGATTACCTGATCGTAACTGACTTTCATTTCACAAAGTTCTTCCATAATCATCTGATAGTCTACGAAAAGTGCCGTATATGCCTGAATCTCTTTCAATACAATCCTTTTCAGCACCTCTTCCGGAATACTGTGTCTGGTGCAATCTCCACCTTTATTTTTTGTCTGGCAAATATAAAAGGCTTTTTTCTTTCCCTTATACTGATTTACCCTGCGTATCATCGGTGTATGGCAATCTCCGCAAAATACAAAACCCGAAAAAAAGTTTGCACTGTCCGATGTTTTCGATGCCCTGCCATCATACTGAAGTAGCTTCTGCACCACATCAAAATCATTCTGCCTGATTATTGCCGGATGCGTATTTTCTACTTTCACCCACTCTGATTCTGGCTTATCCAGACGTTGCTTTACCTTATAGCTGATTCGTTCCTGCTTGCCTTGCACCATGTTTCCAATGTAAACCTCGTTGGTCAGAATCCTTTTAATCTGCACTGCCGACCATTTCGGTGTGTCTGAGCTGTGAAATCCAGAATTGTAATTCTCGCCATTTGCCTTTTTATATTCTTTTGGCGACTGCACATGACGTACATTCAGTTTTTCTGCGATTGCTCCAAGACTGAATCCATCAATTTTCCACGAAAATATTTTTCTTACAATATCTGATGCATAAGAATCAATCACCAGACAATTCTTATTCTCTGGATCTTTGCAGTAACCATACGGGGCAAACGCTCCAATAAATTCACCTTTTTCACGTTTGATTTTCTGGTGGCTTCGCACTTTACCGGAAATGTCCCGACAATAGCTTTCATTTACGAAATTTTTGATTGGAACTACAAATGACTTCTCTGAAAAATCTGCTGTTTTACTGTCAAACTGGTCTGTAACTGAAATAAAACGCACATTTAAAGCCGGGTAGGTCTTTTCGATCCATCGCCCGGCTTCTAT